ATCGCACAACAGATAGACATACAACAAATTATAGGTACAAATATGTATACTGGTTTAACTGATGCTATTGTTGCTGGAATTGATTTACCAGCCAATGCAAGATGGAAAACTATATTAGACGATTTTATTGTTGAGATGCTTATATGGTATGCACAAGCAAACTACATACCTTTTGCAGCTTACCAAATTAAAAACGGTGGTGTATATAAACACACATCTGAAAACGCACAAACTGTAGATAAAAACGAAGTTGATTTTTTAGTTGAAAAAGCAAGAACAAATGCAGAATGGTATTCAAGACGTTTTATAGACTTTATGAGTTTTAACCAAGCTACATATCCAGAGTACACAAATAACGTCAATGATGACATCTATCCAAGTTATGAGGCTACATTTAATGGATGGGTTTTGAGTTTACCATCTTTGTTTCTAATATTAGTTTAATTTAAAAAAAAGCGTTATGCAAAATGAAATTTGGAAAGTAATAAATAATTACAATGGATATTATGAGGTAAGTAACTTTGGTAGGGTAAGAAGTATTACAAGAAAAATAGAAAGAACAGACCCTAATGACATTGAAAAAAAAAGGTTGTTTACATATAAAGGAAAATTAATTCCTTTTTGGATTACTAAAAAAGGCTATTGTAGATGTACACTAAATATAAATGGAAATAAAAAAAATCATTTAGTACACCAATTAGTAGCAAAAGCATTTTTATCAAACGAAAATAATAAGCCACAAGTAAACCATATTAATTGTATAAAAACAGATAATACAGTTGAAAATTTAGAGTGGGTAACTAATACTGAAAATCATTTACACGCAAAGGAAAACGGCTTATTATATTACCAAAAGTTATGATCTACAAACCAAAGGCAAAGAACATTGAGAAATTAAAGGTATTTCTTAAAAAGAAAAAAAAGAAGAAGTAATGGCAAACGAAATATATTTTAAAAGTTGGTGGGGTAGAGGTGTTTGTGATAACTCTGTAAATTGGGGTTTAGTGTACAAAGAGTATGCTGGGTGTAGTGCAGTACCAGCATTACTTTTAACCTTACAAGCAAGAGCAACATACTATGAGAATGTTACTTGTACAACTGCAACTTTAGATGAATTAGAAAATATACAATAATGAGCAACCTTTTAGATAAAGCATCAATAATACTTACACCAACTGCGTATAATAATGGAGAAGCACTTTGTGTTAAACCAAGTGATGGAAGCGGTGATTTTGATTTTAGCAGAAATTCAGCAGCTACAAGAGTAAATGCTCAAGGTCTTGTTGAAAACGTACAGTCTTTAGGGAGTGAATTGGTAACTAATGGAGATTTTTCTAATGGAAGTGCTAATTGGAATTTAGGGGCAAGTTGGTCTATTGTAAATGAAAAAGCAGTAAACAATGGTGCATCAAATAGTTTTTTAACCCAAAATAGTATTATTGAAAATGGTAAAAGTTATTTAGTATCTTTTGAAATTTCAGATATGACGCAAGGCTCTTTGCAGTTAAGATTTGGAAGTGGTGCTATAGTTACAGAAAGTTTTACAACAAATGGAACTAAAACATCTTACTATGTTTCAAGTGGTACTGCTATAAATTTTTATAGTGTATCTGGTTTTGACGGCTCAATAGACAACGTATCTGTTAAAGAGGTTATAGACAATACTAACCTACCAAGAATAAACTACGAGGGTTTCAGTTATGATGGTAGCGGTAATATAATTCCTAATTCGGGGTGCGGAAGTTGGTTGTTTGAAAGTCAGTCTACCAACCTAATAACACAATCTGAATTATTTAGTGGTGGGTCTTGGGGAAATTATAATTCAACGACAACAGATAACCAAACTACTGCACCAGATGGTCTTTTAACTGCCTCTAAATTTAGTGGCACATCGGATGTTACGGCACACACATTATATCTAAATGCATAACCAGTTGTTTCTGGAAATGATTATACTTATAGTGTATTTGCTAAAAAAAATGAAAGTAACTTTATTCAAATAAATACTGGTCAAGGATTTGGTAACTTATATGCTAATTTTGATTTAGATAATGGTGTAGTTGGTAGCTTTAATACTTTAGATGCTGATATAGAACCTTACTTAAATGGATGGTTTAAATGTTCAGTAAAGGCAAATAGTTCTACAGCTACTGGACAATCAACTTTTTCACTTATACAATCATTGACAGATTTAAGAAATCCATCGTTTAATGCTTTAAATAATAGTGTATACATTTGGGGCGCACAATTAGAACAACAATCCTACGCAACATCGTACATACCCACAAATGGCTCATCAGTTACACGTAACCAAGACGTATGCAACAATGGGGCAACGGGAACGGGGTTAATAAATAGTACAGAGGGAACACTATATTTTGAGGGTGCAACATTAAGTAATGAGAATGTACAAAGGTGGATAGCATTAAGTGATGGTACTCATAATAATACTATAAAACTTGGTTTTTTAAATAGTGCAACAGAGTATAAAATTGCCTTTGACGTTAGAGTAGGCGGTGTTAATCAAGCTTTTTTACCATATAATTTTGGAACAGTTGCACCTACATTTAAAAAGTTTGCTGTAAAATACAAGCAAAATGATTTTGCTTTATGGATAGATGGTGTTGAAGTTGCAACAGATACAAGTGGAAATACTCCGATAGGATTAAGTGAATTAGCTTTTGATAGAGGAGATGGAGGTCAAGATTTCTTCGGTAAAACAAAAGCGCTTGCAGTTTGGAAAGAGGCTTTAACCGACCAAGAACTAACAGAACTAACAACAATATAATGAATATATACAAGACAAATTTTCCAACAGAGCAAGAGGGCAAAGACTACCTTTTAAGTATTGGTGTTTTAGTTGAAACTGATAACGAGATAGTATTTGCAAAAGATACGGCAGCGGTTGTTTATATCGGTAAGATTGTAAAGATACCAGCAACTTATGATGAAGAGGGTAACGAGTTAACTCCGCCAATTTATTTCGACGGCTACGCTATCGATGTTATGAACGCAAATCCAAAATTAGACTTTGGCGCTTTTATGGTATACCCAATAGAGGCAGCACATAGCTTTTATGGTTATCCGAGAAATGCAGAAGTGCCACCTACTAAAAAAAAATAATCACTATATTTGATAAAAACAATATTATGAAATTATCAAAAGACGAATTAAGAAAGTTTAGAAAACAAGAAGAAAAGAAACAAGCAATACTACACGATTTAGGTTTATTACAAACACAGTCACATACACTATCTCATATGTTTGCAGAACTTTCAATGAAGCAAGAACAAAGTAAGAAAGAACTTGAAGAAAAGTATGGTAACATTGAAGTAAATCTTGAAGATGGAACTTTTAAATTAATCACAGATGAAAAGAATAAGTAAACACATTTCTTACAAAGAAGCAGTTGGTTCTAATTATGCTAAACAAAAAGGCATAAAGAATAAACCAAATGAAGACCAGGTTGAGAATATGAAACTACTTGCTAAAGAAGTGTTTGAACCATTAAGGGAGTGGGTAGATGCACCAATTAAAGTTAATAGTATGTTCAGAAGTAAAGAACTTAATACTGCCTTAAAAGGCTCTAAAACATCATCTCATATGAAAGGTGAGGCAATGGATATTACAAGTATGGGCGGTAAGTCTAATTTAGAGATGTTTCATTGGATAAAAGATAATTTAGAATTTGACCAGTTGATCTGGGAATTTGGATCAGAACCTAAATGGTTACACGTTTCTTATAACAAAGACAATAATAGAAAACAAGTATTAGTAACTAAAAAAAAAGGTGTTTACTACACTTATTAATATGGTAACAGACTACAAAACACTTTTAATTAATTTAGGCACATTTATTTTTTCAATGTCAAACGTTGATGTATTTTTAAAGATCACACTTTTACTTTTAACTATTGGGTATACCTCGCACAAGTGGTACTTAATGAATAAGAACAATGGAAAAAAGTAAAAAGAAGTTTAAAGATACTAGGGTAGGTAAATTTTTATCTAAAGCTGCACCAAACATTTTAAAGGCAGCAAGTGATTTAGTACCCGATGCTGGTGTTTTAAAGCTGATAGGTGGTCTTATAAGCAAAGATGAAGTACTTGCACCTAAAGACAAAGAAGAAGCCTTAAAACTGCTTGAATTAGATATTATAGAAATGCAAGAAATATCTAAAAGGTGGTCAAGCGATATGTCTAGTGATAGTTGGCTCTCAAAGAATGTACGTCCAATGATGTTGATCTTCTTAACTGTATCAACTTGGTTACTTATACTAATGGATAGTTTAAATATAGACTTTGGTGTAGATACTGAATGGATAGGTTTACTTAAATCTTTACTTATAACAGTTTTTATAAGCTACTATGGATCAAGAGGAATTGAAAAATACCAGTATATCTCCAAGAAATAGAATACTATCCCAAAATCATTATTCTTATT